AAGGATATATCAATAATGGCTATTGGTTAGTAAATAGACTTGCTTATATTGTTTGTGAAAATAAATGGCAAGGTGAAAAAGGACATATTGAAATCAACGACTACTATGAGGACTAATTATGGATAAATTAACTATAGATGAACTATGCGACAGATTAGACAACGAATTTGATGATGTTGAATTATCATTACATGAAAGTCCAACCAAAGGAACAGTTGCCGTTGTTTACTTTTACGAAGATAAAATAGAGGACTAATTATGAAAATTATGTATGAAGTAAGAACACTATTACAGGACAAAGAGCCGATATTAAAGAACTTTACTAAAGTTGCTCAATACCGTAATAGATTAAAGGCAGAACTTAGAGTTAAAAAAGATATTAACGAAGGTTATAGATCACAAATTTTTGAGAGAGAGGTGAATGATGAGTAATTATAAATATGTTGTTTGGGTTGGTAGTTGTGATGATTACTTTACTACATATCAAAGAGCTAAAGAACATTATGACGAATTTATTGAGCAAGGTTATGATGATGTGCATTTAATGGGGGTGAATGATGACAATACCTAAAAAAATGATAAAGGAATGGTGCGGTAGTTTTGGCGAAGCAGTTGATCTAATATATTCAGTTCTCAACAACGGAACAGATAAAGATGACATTATAGAAATGTTTGAACAACATTTTATTGATGAGGGTTTGATGACTGAAGGAGAATTTAAAAGAGAGGTGAATGATGAGTAAGAAAGATTATCAATATGTAAGTGTTTCTGATATTACGTTTCAATTATCAGATGATGAAGGAAACATATTAGAAAATGCAGATGGAACTATCAAGGAATTTTATTTCAAAGGTAGATTAAAACCTTTGGAATATCTATGTGAAGATATGACTGTTGAAGATTTAGAGGAGGTGAATAATGAAAAGTTGGACTAGCACAATAACATATTCTGTATTCGATATGGGTAGAGAGTGTGAAACAAAGAAAGAATATATAGAATGGGTTAAACAATCTTTTAAAGAAGAACATGATATTGAACTAGAAGATAGAGACATAACAGGTATTGAATATGAGGAAGTTAATGATGAGTAGAAAAATTGTATCAACAAAAATATTAGTTGAATGGAGTGATAGCCCAAAGATGGAAGTATTACTTAATGATATGCCAGACTTTGTTGCTATAGCTTTTGATGAATGGTTAAGCAGAATTGAAGCAGAAGAAAATGCTAAGGAAGGTGAATGATGAGTAAAGAAGTTTTTGATAATTTTCAATTTTGTAATTGTTGCGGAAAAAAGTTTTTGCTATCTTGCGAAGTTGCAGATTTTATTGATGGGTGTGCAAACCCCTATATTAATGAAGAAATTATTGACGGTGTATTTTGTTGGAAATGCATACATAAAATGGAGGAAGGTGAATGATGGAAAGAAATAAAATGCCAACATTAGAAGAATATCTGCAATATGTAGATGAACACATGACCAATGAGGATAATATAAAAGACAGAATGCAAAATTGGACTTTGCAAGAGTTTCAAATATATTTTGGACATGATACTAACAAAAAGGTGAATAATAATGAGTAGAGATATAACAGAAGTTATTGATGATTATTGTTTTAATAAATATGGTCATACTAATTGGGTAATTATTAGCACTTTATCAGATCAAGAAAAAGTAGGACTTGATGAGGTTGCAGAAATAGAAAAAATTAATGATGTGTATGTAGCATTTTATTTTGATAAAAATGAAGGTAAATATTTTGGTGGAAATAATCTTAATGAAATTTATGAGGTGAATGATGAATAAAAAGAAATTACAAGAATTACAAGAACAGTATGAAAATATGCCTAAGACGTATATTTTAGAGTGTCATTCAAAGTATGGAGTAGATTACAAACTATTCAAACTTGATAATCCACCAACTAACAAACAAAGCATACGTTTATTTAATAGTTGGCTACAAGAATGTGCAGATATGTTTGGTATGGATTTAGCTGAAATTAAAGCTGATGAGAGGATTTATACCTTATGGTATGCAGATCCATTTACAGAACAACCTATTGGTATGATACCAAGTGGTTTATGACTAAACCTCACTTTCATATTAAGTTTGTGGATTGGGATAGTGTCAATACTAACCCAGATCTACCACAACCTTGTAAGTATGGCCTGTATCTTTATTATCCTAATCAAGAGGACCACGATAAAGAGTATTGGTATGTTAACGATCAAAAGAGATGGGAGGGATTGAATGAAATTATTGAAAAATTACCTCACCTTGTATAAACTTCATACAAGGCACTCGATATTCATATGGATTCCCCCACTCTTCTTAAATAAAATTATATTGAGTGCCAACTAATGTTTCTGTCTTATCTCGGATTTATCTTGTTGATTGGTTTCTTGATTTGGGGTTGGTTCTTCGACAAGTCCAAGTGAATCATCAGCTACATCATTATCAATAATCTCACCTTTAACCTCTAATTCTTTTTGTTTAATAAGTTGTTTGGCCATAGCATTACCTAACAACTGTTCCAACCTTTGCTCGACTTCTAACCTATCCATTTGATCTATCTTGCCAAACATAACTTCTTTCCGATCCACAATAAGACCACCAACTCTTAACAAAGAGTTTTGCGCAGAAATGGCAGCGTTGAAACTACCAGACTCTAAGGCCTTATCACGTATGTCATATAAATCCTGGACTGCACGATCATAATTAAGTTCATACTTCTTTTTCAGTTCATTCTGGAGAAAATTATATTCTTTTCTCACTTCTGGATTTTTAAACAAAGCATAAGCACGCTGACGTGGATCTTTATAACCAGCTTTAGAAGCACATTCCACGAGGGATAGTCTTGGATTATTAACTGCTAACCAAATAAAGTTACGTTGTTTACGATTGAGTTTACGATCTAGATTAGCAAATTCGATTGGGACATCATCAGTATCTTCGATTACAGGTTCGTATTCTAGTTTATGTTTTTTATGTCCCATATAGCATTAGAGTTTGAGGTTTCTTTTTTAGTATCTATATATTAATACTACTTACCCCCACTTTACCCTAAAGTGTTTTTAGATAGTAGTTTATAAGATAAGAGAGTGTCAAGAGTTTTATTTAAAAAAGAGTAAGATTTATTAAAACCCTATGACAAAAATGACAAAAATGAAATAATCGTCAAACCCCTATTCTTATGCGGTTTTTTAGCGTCATTAAAACCATGACATTAATTGACAATAATAAAAAAAGGGGCTTTTCACCCCTTCTTAGTTAACTTTTTATACTTAAAATATCTTTAAATAAAAAATTATGATAGAGATTATTTAACTGATTTGCACTATAACCTGTTTTTTTCATTACCTCTGTATTTAAAAAACCAGGATCATTTTCTGCAAAAGCTAAACAATGCTTTAAAAGTTCAATGGCTTCTCTTGCATCATTATTTTTTTGATCATCAATTCTAATTTTCATGAAACCTCCTACGGCATAAAAATGTAAAAAATTATGTAAATTACAAAACAAACTAACTCAAGGTTAGAAACCCACCTTATCATACTTTATACAAAATGTAAAATTATGTGTCAGAGCTGTTTCAATCAAAGTAAGAATTTGTGTGATAAACTATTACCAAAGACTTACAGTTTGGACACGATAAATTAGTTTCTACCTTATAATCCTCATTATCTTCTATATCGTGATCACCACCCCAAATTAATTCTGTTTTACACACCCAACACTTCATATTGGCCGTCCCCAACTATCATAATAAAAAAAATCTGGCTCATCTTGAACTATATCTTCGTATTTAAAGTTCTTGACTTCAGCCTTAGCATCAAACGGCACACTACCTGTTATCTTTTTATGATGTTTAATATAAGATTGCACCAAGTCTTTGGAATCACCCATAACTAGGTCATTACACGCACAATCAAAAGCATCTCTTTTATCCATAAGTAGTCTATTTACTTTACCCATTTTTCCTCCGTAGTAAAAATTTATTTACTTGATATTACATAATGTATTTACATTTTGCAAATATAGTGTATATTAATAGTAAATATTTTGGAGAAATGTTATGTCAAAAGATACTAAAAGTGTGATAGAACATGCAATTACCGCAGTTATCACCCAACCAATCAACCCTGAGTTTGCGTTAGAGAACGACAAAATTAACTACGAACTCTTTAATATCAAAGCTGGGTTAAATGAAATAGAAGGTCGTATAACCGAACTGAAACAAAGTTTGGAGGATGTGTGATGCACAATCTTCCAGAATCACTACAAAGTCATGAGCATATAGTTATTGGCGATACTTACTATTTTCCTGGTATGGAAAATCAAGTGTATCACCAAAGCGCTGGGATTTCCTCTTCTACTCTTAGAAGATTTAAACAGAGTCAACTACATGCTATGCAAGAGGTGGTTGAGCAAACTCCAGCTATGGTGTTTGGCTCAGCCGCCCATTCATTAATCGTAGAAGGTGAAGATGCCTTTAACAACGAAGTAGCTGTCCTTACCGGATCACCTTATACCGCATCTAACAAAGAACTCAAAAAAGATTACGAAGCTAGAGGCCTTACGGTCATCAAGCAAGACGATAGAGATAAGATCTATGCTATGAACGACGCTTTACTTGATGAAGCTAAAGTTTATCTAAATGCAGATGCGGGAGAATATCCTGGTGCATTTGATACACCTTATGAGAACGCTTTGTATTGGTATGAAAAAGATACCTTACTCAAACTCAAAGGTGATGTGCTTAGATACCCTGTCGTCAAACCGTATGCAGATAACGCAATCGTTGTTGTAGATTATAAAACTACGGCTGATTGTTCTGTTAGAGGATTTACCAGTTCTATTAGAAAGTTCCAATATGACCTACAAGCCGCTTTCTACAAGCGTGGTTTTGAGAAAGCTGGCTTTACGGTACAAGACTTTATCTTTGTAGCACAAGAGAAAAAAGCACCCTACGCTTCAAAGATATTTAAAATGAGCCAGGAGGATATGGAGAGAGGGTGGCTTCAACTAGAACACACGCTTGGCGAGTATTCCGCTGTTGCTATGGGGAAACAACAGCCTACTGTTTATAACTCGCCAAGTGTGGTTGAGGTCATTTTGAATGATTAAAAATACAATTAAACCAATAAGGGTAGTGCATTAATGGGAGCAGACATTATTAAAGAAGATGACAGTTTTTGTTTAGACAGAGAAATTAAAGAAATGAAACTTAAAAAGGATTTGCAGTTTTTAAAAGAAAGATTCTTTAAGTCGGATGCAGCTTTAGGCAGAATGCTAGGCGTAACGGGTAAAGTTATGGGAGATTGGTTGAAAAGAAATCATAAAATGCACGATAGAACCTATAATCACGTCTTAGTAAGAGTAAATTTAATTAAAAGAGCAATAAAAGAGGTCGATAAGTACGATCCAGAAGAATTTTTTATAGAAAATGATTAATTGGTTGCGTAAATTAATTGATAAGTGTGTAGAAAGATCCTTACAAAAACAATCAGATAAAATGTTTGAGAAACAATCAAAGAAGGAGGAGAAATGAATAAACACACATACACAGCAATTTTAGAGATAGAAGTACCAAAAGAGCTTGGGTGGATTAGAGGAGAGGAAGCAAAAGAATATTTAAATGAAACAGTAAAAGAACTTTTGAAAACAAATAATCTTAAATTTAGAAGTTCGTATGACACAAGAAATGGAAAGCGAATATCAAATAGGTTAAATGATTTACAACAAAAAATGTTAATTTTGAAAGACAATCAAACCAGGAGGAGAAATGAGTCATGATATAAATCAAGCAATACTTGAGGCTTTGTTCATAACAGAGTATGAAAAGATAGATAGGGTGTTTCCTGCTACAAGTGAAAAGAAAAAACAAGAGTTAGCAGAGATTGCTGCTCAAAGAAAATTTGAGGAGAGGTCAAGATGACAGATATGGTAAACCACCCGCCACATTATAATAAAGGCGACATACAATTTATTGAGGCCGTCAAATCAGCTTTATCAAGAGAAGAGTTTAAGGGTTTCTGCAAAGCATCAGCTATTAAGTATATTTGGCGGGAAGATCACAAAGATGCAAATATTGAGGACTTAAACAAAGCTATATGGTATCTTAAACAGTGTATCAAGCACCTGGAGGAGTTATGATTGCAAAAGCTAAGTGTGAAAAGTGTAAGCAGATGATAAGGTTTGATGAGGTCCTTACGCATAAATGCAAGGATCACGTCCCAGATCATCTAAGAAACATACCGGCAGATAGGTTAAAAACATTAAAGGCAATACATTCGCCTAAGTTTTAGTTTATTTGGTTGGAAAAAAAGAAGGGGCTTGCGCCCCTTTTTTTATAGCTGTGGAACAGCCGAGGGTGGTACTTGCATACCGTCATCAGATGGTGGCAAGTATAGTAATACTTTATTCTTCTCAGCAACTTGATCATTACCTTCGTCATCTTGCCAAGTTTCTTCAACTTTTTTAAGACGCATAGTTAATGTTCTACCTTCAAAGTCTTTAGCATTTTTTGGCGGCTCTTTTACAAAGCCAACCGCTTTGCCAAGTCTGGTAAATATATCAGTAGCTATTTCTCTGGCTTGCTCATTAGCACTCCAAAGACTAAACCATTCATTATGATCACGGTATTTACCACCATCAATTTGAAAAGTCATGCGTAGCGTCCAATTACCACTTTTTGCTTGATATTTTTCAGCAGTAATAATCTTAGCTTGATATTCACCAGAGGGTGCTACCTCTGGTTTTGGTTGCGATTCTAATTCGCTATATGTGATGTCTGCAAAATCTGACATTATGATTGTACCCCCTGTACGTTTTGAGTTTGATTTTGAACTAATGCAAAACCAAGTTTCTCTATTAATTTAGTAAGGTTAGGTTCTTCAAAAGCTTCTAACTTACCACTTCTATCTTTGGCCACATAACCTTGACCAATCCTAGTTTGTAACCAACGTGCTTGTACCGGATTACCTTCTGCGTCAGTATCCTCAATAACTCGCAACGCTAATACCTCGTCAAAAAAGTAAGTAATCGATTGTCCTAATTTAGTACCAACCATTTTTGGTGCTTGTTCAAAGACACCATCATTATTTACTTTATCTTCTTTACAAATAAACATGACATGCATTTGTAAATCACGAAACGCTCTCATAACATTTGTTACGGACTCTTGGACCTCTCCATAAGCCTTACGAGCGTCTTTGTGCTTGGCCTTTTCAGCCTGTAGCAACAATTCACTTATCTCTGAAATAGAGTCTAAGCAAACTGTATCATACTGCAACTTACCAGAATGTAGAGCTTCATAAACCTCTACAACCTCAGCTGCGTTCTTCACTTCAATAGCTTCCACGTTCTTTGCATCTCTAATAGAAAGCAAACCAGCTTCAGCACTTATGACCAACACCTTGCCTGGTGCTGTTTGTGATAAATACGTTTTACCTGCACCTGCCATTCCATACACAAGGATTTTTGCACCTTGATCTTGAACAGCATTTTCAGGAGAAACGATCCTACTTGTTATATCATTTTCCATATAAACCTCTCTTCTTAAAATTTATAACTTGAAAAGTATATACCATATTGATACCATGTGTAAATCATTTTTTTTAAGGAGAGTAAAAAATGCAACAACAAGATAACAATAGGGTGTGGTTGGCAAACTATTACCACCGTCAAAGAGCCCTAGCTATACAACAATTAAAGGGGTTAGAAAGTATGGGTGTAAAACCAAAATATAAAGACAAAAAAGTAAAAGAATATTCTTTTATAGACTACATAAGTTTTTTAGGAGATCGTAAGGCAGCAGAAGATTGGAGTGTATCCATTCATACTGTTAGATCCTGGCGTTATGGTAATAGACAGCCGTCAATCAGACAGGCAAAAGAAATCATAAAAGCTACGGAGGGCAGATTAAATTTTGAATCTTTCTACGGTTCAGTTGACGATATTGTAAAAGTAGAAGAGTAAGATGTTTAATCTTAATCTGTCTGAGGATGAGTCAGCCTTAGATATAGCGCTTGCCTATTATGACGAGGGCTATAACGTTGTCCCATTACAAAGATCAAACAAAAAACCGCCAAGCTTTCTAAAAGGTTGGGAGCAATACAAAACTTCTAGACCAGACAGAAAAACTGTTGAGCAGTGGTTTACTGGCAGAGACAATCTAGTTGTTGCATTAGTCTGCGGTAAATTTGTTGTAGTTGATGCTGACTCACCAGAAGCTATGGACTGGGTAGAGAATAATTTACCCACATGTCCATTTAAAGTAAGGACCGGTAAGGGTATGCATTATTACTATAACAACCCCCAAGCATATACGACCTTTGCTACCAGACGAACGAACGAGACTCCTATTGAACGCTTAATAGATATAAGAGGAGAAGGTGGTCTTATTATTGCAGCGTACAATAGACACGCTAACGGTCAGTTATATCAACCGCTAAGATTGGATGGGTGGGATGTATTTGATCATAACGATTTACCAGACTTTACATCTGTAGAGTTTGAAAAGATTACAGGTGTACCCAAAGTTGATTCAACTGCTAGAACCGCACCTTTTGCTTTGGAAGGTGTCAAAGAAGGATCACGTAATGATGGTGCCGCAAGAATAGCTGGTTATCTTATTTCTAAAGATGTCAATATAGAGTTTTGTAAATCATTCCTACAAAGCTGGAACTTAAACAATAACCCACCCCTACCCCAAGCAGAAGTAGATAGTGTTGTAGATAATGTTAAGAAAACACATGATAGAAAAAATCAGATCGCACCTTTGTTTGTGCAAACCAAAGAAGATGTAAAACCGCCAAAAGATCTATTTAATCCACCAGGACTGCTCAAAGACATGTATGACTTTTGTGAAGATATAGCACAAATATCACAACCAGAACTATCTATAGTAGCGGCTCTAGCCCTAGCTAGTGTGACATGTGGCAGATTATATAAGACTGAGATGAATAACTTTTCTTCACTTTATTTTATGTGTATTGCTAAATCCGGACAGGGTAAAGAGAATATTAAAACCTTTGTAGAATCTGTATTAGGTGAATCACTCCACGACAAGTTGGTGGTCGGAGATGGATATACATCATCTGGTGCAGTACATTCGGTTT